CAGGTCTGCTCCACAAACTGGAAGGGACCGGTCGCAGTCGAATTCGGATTGCGCGCGTTCACATCGCCGCCCGACTCACGGATGGCTACCTGCGATAGATAATTCGGATCGACGCCGCGCCGAAACGCTGCGGCTTCGGTGGCGCCCATGAGCCCAGGCGACAACTCGCCGCGCATGCGGGCGAGCTCTATACCGAGCTGCGGCAAGGTCTTTCCCCCGCCCGGCCGATACGCGGCGGTGGCGTCGTGAATGCCGGCGCGGATAATGAGATTGCGGCGTTCCGTGAAGGCCCCGGTGCGGGCGAGTTCGTCGGACACCGCGCGAACCTCGCCCGGATCAATGTCTTGATTGCTGTCGAGCCGGGCGCGCAGGTCTTTCGACATCTCGACCGCCGCGCCGCGATCCTCCTTGTCCCGCGCCTGCTCGAGACGGATTGCCGCCAGCCCGCGATTGAAAATCTTGTCCCGCTGCGCCGGCTTGAGCGAAAGGCTATCGTTTTCGCGGACATTCTTCGTGAGGTGTTCGACAGCGGCGTCAAACCCCTTCTCCCGATAGACGGAGAGCGCATCGCGCGCAGCCATTTCGCCCTGGGCGCGGCCTTGCAGATCGGCCCGCAAATAGTCGGCCATCTCCGGCGACATGCGGCCCATGTCGACCGCCGTCCGCAAAACATCGTCATGAACTGTGAGTGCCGCGGAGAACTCGGGATCGGGCTGACCGTCAGCCCCCCGCACCTTGCCGGCGCTGGCCAGGGCCATGACATCGTCATCTGCCGATTTCTGACGCGCCGTGAGCGCGTTCGTCGCGAGGCGATCGTCCTCGTGCCGCTTCTCCGTGAGCAGCGTCGCATAGGTGCCATCGAAGGTGCGGTTGAGATAATCTTTCGCGTGCGGCCCCATCCAGCCAGGGACCTGCCCCAGCGCGCCGTCACGAGACGCCTCCGCCCACTTCTTGAAGCCCTCAGGATCGCGCGCAAAACGATCGCGCGCTTCGACGTTCTCCTTGCGCCATTTCTCCTCGAAGTCTGCCGTGGCGCCGGCTTGCTGCAGGTGTACGTCCCGCTGCATCGTGTCGAGGCCGGCACGCGCAATCTCCTCGCCAGCGGCAGCGATCTTGCCCCACGCGGCAGCGCTCGACAGTGCATCGGCGTTCAGCGACGGAGCCTGAGCCAGAACGCCGGTCGGCTTCGGGATGGGAAGGCCGGTGCCAGCCATCGGCTAACCTTTCTTCGACGTCGGGAAGGCGTACATGTTCGCCACCTTCGAGCCGGTGCTGAGGATCGTGGACGCCGCGGAAAGATCACCAGCGAGCAGCGAGGTCCGCGCCTTTCGCTCGGCCATCTCGGCGCCGCGACGCGCAGTGTCCGCCCGCTGGAGATAGTTCAGCCGCTCAGTGGCGATCTCGCGGTCCTGGTCCTCGATCGTAGACGTCATGATCGCCTGCCCCGTCGGGCTGCTGGTCCCCACGCCGCGGCCGCCGCGAATGACCTGGATGGTTTCGAGGTTAGACGTCAGTTCCTCGCGCCGGCGCGCTTCCGATTGATCGGCTGCGGTACGGGCCTGTTGCGCCTGAACTTCGAGCTGCTGCTTTTCGAACATCGCCGCGCGGGCTTGTTCGCGGCCCTGCATGCTCTGGCCGTACGCCGACAGCGCACCGCCGCCGGCCGTCATTGCCGCGGATCCGGCGACGAGAAGCTCCATACCGCTCATGGTCAGAACGCCACGGTTGTCCGAACCGCTAGAATGTCCAGCGGCAACGGATCGGGTTGATTGAAGATGACGGTCGGTTGCTCTCGCCAGCCCAAGAAGCCGAACCTCTGCGGGCCATTTTTCGCCGGCGGCGGCTGATCGACTTCGTCAGTCACTTGGTAGGCGGACAGAACGTAGCCGTTCGCAGCAAAGCGTTGAGACCCGATGACATGCGCGGAGCACTCCACGATCCGCATCAGATCGCCGACTGCGGCGCCCTCCTCATCGTCTACGACGGGCGGGAGCGTCTCCAGCACCGAGTCGTAATAAAGTCCGACGATGTACGGCCCATCAGGCAGCGACGACAGCGACGGCGGATAGGTTCCAAGATACGCGGTTCCCGTGACTACGCACACTTCGGTGCCCCCGAACCGTGCTGCGACATTCGCATCCATTTCCGCCTTGGTGGCGTAGGACACCGCGCAGTCCAGGGTGATGTTCTGATCGAACAGTTCGAGCGTGTAGATCGTGTTGCCGCCGATCTGCCGCGTCATCGCTGCGTAGAGATAGCCCTCGGTGGCAGCGATTGATTGCACCTGCCCGTTTGTGTCCCAAGGCGTGAAGTTCCTGATGCGCTCTTTCTCGACGAGCTGCATCACGGCAAGCGTGCCGCTGGCATTGCGCGCGACTGCGTATCGCTCGGTGCCGCCGGCATAGTTCGACGTCACCGCCAGATCGGTCGGGTTATCGAGCATGTGGTACGCTAGCAGCGAAACCTCGTCCGCCTCCCATGCACGCGTGAGGTCACCGGTCGGGCGGGCCTTGATGACCGTCGATCCCGACATGATGAGCACGCCGTTGTCGAAGGCGACATGGCGGACGCCTTCGGTGATCGGCCAGGGCGACCCGAACGGGAAGAATGCGATCGAGCTTGGCCGGAAAGGCGTCTGGGCGCTTTCCGGCACATAGTAAGGCCCGGCATCCGTCGAGATCAGCAGTTGCTCGGCGCTGTGGAGCTGGAGGATACGGCTCGCCGCGTTGTCGCCGATCGACTCAATGAACGCGTCCGCGTCCGATCCGTCATCGACGTTGAAATCGTACAGATTGTTGAACCGCGACCCGATGAGATAGTCGGGCGCCGACCGATGGCCGCCGAACAGGAGCCGGTTTCGATGCAGCTCGACACACGACGGATAGCCATAGACCGGGCTGAACATCTGCTCATCCCAATCAGTGACCGCGCCATTCGTTGTGGTCGATACGCTGGAAATCGTGGTGTTGCCCTGCGGCCCGACCAGCTTGTCCGAGCTGTCGAACGCCGTCAGCCGGTCGGTGAGGATCACCGTCACGTGCGTGCTGTCAGGAACCGCTGAGATGATTGCCTTTGCGCCCGTCGTATCACCGGCAACGACTTCGCCCACGGCAAAATTCGCCGAAGAGCCGACGGTCAGCGCATAGGTCTCGGGGAGCACTTCGACAACAGTCGCGGTGCAGGATAGGCCGTCAAGCGCCACCGCGGTGATGAGACACGCGCGGCCGTGGTATCGGATGTAGGTGCCGACATGCGCCGCGGTGAAGTGCGCCACGCTGCCATCCACCGAAAGAGTGATGCTGCCCGTGACGTCCGACGCCGTCAGTCGGCGCGATGCGTCCGCGAACTTCAGATACGGTTGCTCCGGCCGGTTCGCTGGGCCAGTCGCGAACACATAATCCGAGAGCGCCCAGGTCGATGCACCCGTGCGCTTGAGCACCTGCGTCTTCATGTCCGGGTGTGTCAGGAACATCGTGTCGCCCGACTGCACGTAGTTCATCGTCCGCCAGGTGTCGCCGGTCCACGGGCAAAGCGACAACTGCCCGGCGGCCGTGACGAGACCGCCGGCGCCGATCGCGAAGAAGTTCACGCGCCCGTCACCAAACGCCACCACGTACTGGATCGCGCGCCGCACGGTCCAGACGCGGATGCGCGACGGGCCCGGCAGGTCCGGCAGTCGCCACGTGCCTGGCCGGCGCTTCGTGCCACCGCCGATCAGACAGCGGCGATTACGCAGCGACTTCGCGCCGTTCTGATATTGGTCGGTGTCCTGGCGCATGCCGAGATCGGGCGCCAGCTCGCCGGCTGAGAAATTGCTTTGGAGGATCTTGCGGCGCGGCACATCAGCACCGCGTCATTCCGCCGCCGCCGCGGCGGGCCAGCAGCACAGGCGAACCGACCGGCTTCCGCGGCGGCTCCGATTGCGCGTCTCGGTTCTTGGCGGTCAGCCACCATTTGGCCGCTGCATCCTCCCGCAGTTCGGCCTCACGATATCGCTCGCCGATACCGCGCAGAAAGATCGCCTCGAGCTGGATCGTGATGCCCTCCCGAAACCATTGCGGCCAGTCAGCCTCCCGCGCGCGAAACACGGCGTGCAGAATGACCGCGTCGGTCGCGCCGGCGTCGCACAGCACCACATCACCCATGATCTGATAGGGGATCGCCTGCCCGCCGACCTTGACCGTGCGGATTTCCAGCGTGTCGGGCGGTAGCTGATAGGCCGCTGTCCACGGCTCCGGCGGCTGGCCCTCAACCAAGGGATCGAGCCGCGCGAGCTGCACGGTGTAGCTCGCTCGCTTCCAGGGATGAACCGACAGGTGCGCGGAGACGAGCGACTCGTAGTTCGACCGGGCGATGGCTTCGGCCACACCCGCCCCGTCGAGGCTGGTGATTTCCTCCTCCCCGATCCGCGTCAGGGCGGCGTTTAGAACGCTGAGATCAGTCGTGGCCATGGGGCGACGATGCCCGCGCCGGCCCGCCATCCCCAACGCACGTGCGTTGGGGGCCGCTGCCGGCCTGCAGCATGGTCGAACCCATGACAACGGACTGGCTCGATGTTTCCTCAGTGACGACGCGAAAGGCCTACGAGGCCGCGCCGGGGCAGATCACTTTCCCCGTGCCGTTCACGTTCGCGAGCGAAACGCATCTGTCAATCTTTGTCGACGACGCGATCAAAACCCTTTCGACCCACTACACGACCTCCGGCGAAGGCGAGACCGCCGGCGGCTTCGTGACCTTCGTTCACGCCATGGTGGGCGGCGAAAGCGTCGTGATCGAGCTGGCAGTTCCCTACGAGCTGAGCACGCACATCCCGACCAGCGGCAAACTGGACATCCCGGCAATCAACCACCAGTTCAGCCTCTTCACGATGATGCTGAAGCAGGCAGTCGCCAACCTGCCGCGGTCGATCCGGCAGCCGGCCGGTGATGTCGCCGATTTGTCGGCTCTGCCGGCGGCAGCCGCGCGCGCGTCCAAATATCTCGCCTTCGACGCCAATGGCGACGTCGTCCTCGTCTCGTCAGTCGCCAGCGAGGTCCCCGCCACCGCCTTCATTCTCACGCTGCTCGATGACACCAGCGCGGCCCAGGCGCGCGCCACGCTCGGCATCACCGACCAATCCGCCTACACCGCCCTTTCCAACTGGCAATTCTGCCGCTGAGGTCCGCAACCCATGGCCGTCACACCGACACCGATTTTCGCGCAGGCCCTGCGACAGGCCGTGGCCGCCATCTCGACCGCCAATACCAACCGGGACGGCTCAGGCACCGTCGGCACGATTTTCACCGCCGGGACTAACGGCTCTCGCATCACGCGCGTGGACATCGCCGCCACCGGCACGACCACCGCCGGCGTCGTCCGCTTGTACATTCACAACGGCTCGACCGCGTTCCTGTGGCGCGAAGTGCTGGTCGGCGCCATCACACCATCCGCAACCATCGCCGCCTTTCGACGGTCGATCGTCACCGATATCGAATTGCCTTCGGGCTATTCGCTCCGCGCTTCGACCCATAATGCCGAGACGTTCAACGTCCACGCATTCGGCATGGATTTCTGATGACTGACGCGCCCTACGGATTGCCCGGCAATGGCCCGCTGCATCGTTTCCAGCGCCGCGAAACCGCTGGCTTTCTGCCGCCTGGCTATATTGACGGCCTGATAATCGCAAACGATACGACCGACGCGGTGAATGATCTTGTCATTGCCAACGGCATCGCCCGCTCGTCACACCGCCTGGTTGACGGCGCCATATCGACAGCTCCCCAGGACCAAACTGATCTTGACCTGCCGGCGTCGGTCATCAAGCAGCTCGACGTTGCCTTCGCTCCCGACAACTACGATCCGGATGGATATTCTGGCGGCGACCGTAGCGGCGGGCGCTCGTCCAGCTCGATCGCGAACTCGACCTGGCATTTGTTTCTGGTCGGCGGCCGCGGCCTGCAGCCTGACGTCCTGATCCACGACGCGGTAACGCCGTCAGCCGTGTTCGCCGAAATGGCCAAATGCGGCGGATATAGCGCCTTCCGTCATATCGCATCGATTAGGCGCATCGGCGGCGCGCTCCAGAGCTTCTTCCAGAACCCCGCCAGCCCCGATTACTTTTCCTTGTCGGTTCCCGTGCGAGATCATTCGTCCCAGCCGGCATCAACCGCGGCGCAAACGATTACCCTTGGCAGTGTGCCGGCCGGTCTTTCCGTCATCGCGGACATCGGCGCCACCGTCAACGGTGCATCGACTGGCGGCGGCGTTGCGGCGCTGTACACCGCTCTCGTGGCGGCGGATACGACGCCGTCAAGCTCGCTATTCGACGTTATATCGCCAGCCGACGTCGTCAATTACGCGACCACCCGAAAGCCCGTCGTGACGAACAGTAGCGCCCAAATCCGTGGCCGGCTGAGCCATTCCGGCGCCAACGACGCACTGATCGTCCACACCTATGGCTGGTGGCACCCGCGCGGCCGCATGTAAGAACCTCGCAAGTATCCCCTTGAGTGGCAAGTAACTATTGTCTACCGTTCGCCTTCCACGCAGACAGGCGAAGCAATCCATGGTGACAAGCTCATCCATCTGGCCGCTTGGCCAACCCTACCCGCCGCTCACGCAGACGCAGCAGGCCGAAATAGTCGGGCCACAAATGGCCGGTGGCATGCACTGGACGCCGGCCGATGTTGATCGCTATTGGGAATTCCTATCGCACAACCCGGACAATTACCTCTCCGGGTCGCGATCGCGCGACATCGTGCATCGCTCGGCACGCCTCATCGGCAAAGACCAGCCCGTCCTCGTATATGCGAGCGGTCCCGGCTTTCTATTGAATGAATTGACGCGCGCAGGATTCGCCGTAACCGGCACGGACGGCACTCACTTGGCCACCGGCCCGACATACGACGCACTCGTTAAGAGCAACCGCGTATTCGGTGGCATCTTCATGGTCGACCTGATCGAACGGTTGTACGACCATGATCTTTCGGATGCGCTCACCTGCGCGCACCGCCTTCTAGCAAAAGACGGTCGCCTCGTCGTCATCACGCCGTTTGCTGCGAACCTAGATGTGGAGATGGTCTACTCTGCCGGCGCCAATCTTGCCTTCCACCGCCTGCAACACGTTCGCAGTTGGACCGCAGCCAGCCTGACAGAGGCCCTTCGGTCGAACGGCTACCGCATCGACCAGGCAGAAGCCATAAACTTCCGCAGCAACAAGGCCATGCAAAATCCAATAGCAAGGCTGGCGGCGTCCGCGTGGGCTGCGTTCAAACGACCGTCGTCGTTGATGGTCGTCGCCCGTAAATAGTCACTGCGCCCATGCCAGCATGTTGGCAACGATGGCATTGCGGATCGAAAGCGCCGGCACGCTGTTGAACGCCGCCGCCTCGAACACCTTGCCGTCGAAATATTGGTTGAAGTAGTTCCGGCCCATGATGATCGAGCCGGTCAATGTCGTGTTGCCAGACGTGACAGACGCCTCCGTTCCGCCATCGACGCGCAGGTAAAGCGTGCCGCTATCGTGCCGCCACTCATAGACGTGCAGGGTGCCGGTCGTGGTCGAAACCGTCCCGGTGTCGTCGGAGTTGCCATCGAAATTGTTGGCGATCGCGAGCGGACCGGTGGACCTCAACATCACGCCGACGTTTGCGCCATCATCCGTGATAATGCCATCGTTCTGGTAACCATTGCCGCCAGAGGTCACATCGGTTGAAATGGCATCTGCGAGGGCAGACACGACGATATAACCAGCTCCAGCAGCAATGAAGTTGCTCATGGTGGCGCCAGTCAGAAGATCGTCGGTCCCGTCAAAGTCGGCGCACGCCCGGCTCTTCCCGCCGGCAGTTGTCGCGGTCGGTCTGCTGCCGCTTGTGCCCTGCGACAAATTTCGCGAGTTGCCGCTTTGGTCGAGCAGTGCGGAAATCGCGCCCCCGCCGGCGTCGGTGTAGAACGAGCCGCCATAGCTCGTCAGTAGCTTTCGAGACATCGACCACGCGCCGGTCAGTCCTGAAATGCCGTCAAGAACCTCCGATGAAACAAGAGGTCGGGCTGGCGCGACGAAAAACCCGACCATCACTGGCCTCCTTCGAGAGCGGCCACTCGTTGTTCGAGTTCGCCAACCCGCTCGACCAGCGTTTCCATCTCGCTCGGAGTCGGCGTTGGGATCGGCTCTGTCACAAACGACTGCATGACAGAATCGTCCTGGTTGAGCGTGTAGTTCGTGCCGATTACACGATGACCGCTGGGAATAGTGCCGGGCGCCACCTCGACCACGCCAAAGCGCGGCTGCCCCTCGACCGCAACCTGATTGCCGCCCTCGTTCTGATATGTGATTTCACCCCCGCCACGCCATCCGATCACGGGGGGGGAAAGGTTGCCAACGCCAGGGATCGGCATAGAGGCGGGGATTGCCTGATAGACCTGAACGATCTCACGCGACGGACGGATGCGAATAAGTGCAATGATCGGCATCGTAGGAACTCCCGTTACAGCCCGAGCAAAGCCTTCAGTTCTTCGACGGTCAGCCCAGACGCCTGCAGCTTCTCAGCGGCAGAGAGCGCCGGCGGCTCAGGTATTTTCTCATAGATCGCCGTCTCGATCACGTTGCCGCCAGACAACTCATACGACAGCGACTTGACGCGCTGACCGTCAGGAGGCGCGCCAGCTTCGTCGACTGCGACAATCGCAAACCGAGGTGTGCCTTCCTGGGCCTCTTCCTTGCCGGTCTCTTCGTTGCGCACGTAGACGATGGCGCCGCCGCCTCGCCAGCCGACTTCAACCGGCGAAACGCTGCCTACATCCGGCAAACGTACGCTCGGCGGCACCGCGTTGAACACTTCGATAATATTCTGAGGATCGATCTCGATCAGGGCAACCTTCACTGGAACGCCTCCACGTGGATAGAGCTGCCCTGTTCACCGATCGAGCAGTAGCAACGAAATTTGTGCGCGTTGGTGGTCGTAAACGCCGCACCTGTTTCCTTGGTCCAGCCGGACTTAGTGATTGCGCCAGCCGAGGCGCCATTGAGGATGTCGAGGTAATAAGCGCCCTTGTTCGTACCAGGGGCCAGCGTGTGGGCGCCGTTGTTGGTATAGTGCTGCATCGGACGATCGCCAGGGTCCGGCGTCACCGTGCCGGTCGTGATCGTGCCAAGCGACTTCGACGTAACGCGCGCACCGCCCGTGAGTGCCTGATCCTCGACGTCGAGCTTGGCCGTGGCGGCATCATATGCCTGCACATTCGTTCCGATCACGAGACCGAGATTGCTGCGCGCGGATGAGACGTTGCCGATGTCCGACAGGTTGTTCGACGCCGTCAGCTTGCCGCCGAGCGCGGTGGCGATTTCCTGCAGCGTGTCGAACGCCGTGTCGACGCCATTCTTCAGCGCCGTGATCAGCCCGTCCGCGTATGTCTTGACCGCCTTTACGCTCGGAACTTCGGCATCGCTGTTCGAGGCCAGCGTGCCATCGGTGGAGATTGCCGCGTCGGCGTCCTCGATCGACGTAGGCCCAGCAAACCTCGCTAGCCGTCCGGTCGTCGGCACGCCGGAAACGCCAACCTCTCCCGGGTCGCCTTGATCGCCCTTGTCGCCCTTGGCACCCCTCCCGCCCTGCACACCTGAGAGCGAAATCACCCAGTCAGCATAGGTGCCGCTGCCGCCCTTGTTGTCGACCGCCACCTCGAGCACGCCGGTGTCGCGATCGTAGGCGGTCACAGGACCGTTCATGAAATTGGCGGCGGGATCGGCCGTGCTAGCGATGTTCAGCCATTGCCCGATCTGCCAAGACTTCCCCGACTGTGTGGTGAAGGTCTTCGTGCCGGTGTCGATCGCCACGCTCGACGACGACGTACCGCTCAGCGATTCCACAAGCGCGAGCTGGAGGCCGCCGCCGGCAAGCTGCGCGTAGATCGCCTTGAGCAGCGACATCGCCGACCAGGGCGAGGTCGTATCTGTCGCCGTAGGATCTTCGCGTGACCCGAGCGACTGAAGCCAATTTCTGAAACGGACGTTCAGCGCCATCAAATGCCTGCCTGTGCGAGTATGCCCTTGAGGAGCGAGATTGCAGACCAACTGCCCGCGGCGTCGCCGGTCGCGGCTGGGTCCGTTGGGTCACCGAGCGTCACCGTCAGGTCGATCAGGTTTTTAGGATTGTCGTCGACCACTGCTTCGCCAGAGCCGGTTGGCACGCCCAGCTGATCCGCGATGCCCTTCGCGATCGAGAACATGGAGTTGCTTTCAGCAAGGTTGGTCGCGATCGGATCGTCAGGCAGGCCAACAACCTTGGCGCCGTCCAGATATTGCTCGCCGGAGTTCAGCCCGTTCGAGGGGATGCCGGAGGGGAATGGCTGCCAGATCTGCATGGCCGCACGATGGGACGGCCCGCAGACCTCAAACAACGCACACAAAAAAAGGGCCGCCCCTTGGGACGACCCTCAGTTGGCTGGCGCGGCGGAAACTCAGGAAATCGTAGGCGCAGCTGCGGCGCGGTACACGACAGTGTACGGGATGACGATGTCGCCGGTGATGTCCGATGAGAACACCCCGTAAATGCGCGCCTGTTCGTTCTCGGTCACGAAGCCGACCGGGATCTTCGCCATGCGGTTCGCGGCATTCGTGCCCGACAAGGCCGCCTCGACATACGCCTCCCGGCGCCAGTTTGTGCCGTCAACCTTACGACCTACCGCGAACTGCGCGGTGATCGACGTCTCAACCGCCGCAAAGCCGGTCGTGGCTTTGGCAAGATCGAGCCACACTTCGCATTCCATTGCCGGCGCGCCCGCGGCTGGGGTGATCGTGAGCAGCGCGAAGGCAGAGGTTTCGGTCTGGGCGGCGTCGCTGATGGTAAGCGACCCGGTGATGACCTGCGGCGTCAGCAGTTGCTGTGTCGTCTTCTCGAGGGCGAATGACGGCATCGAACGAACTCCTTCCCGGCGGCGCCGGTGTTACTTGACCTGGCGCTTGATGAGCTCGGCCTTGATGTGGTCGATCGCTTGCTCCTTGCCGGTGCCCCGCGCCGGAGCGCCGAGCTTGCGGGCAAGGTTGATGATCTGAGCTGGGGTCATCTGCTTCCAGTCGTCCGGAATGACCACGAGACCATGGCCATGCTCCAGCATCGCCCCGACCGAGCCAGGCGCCGGCGGAACGCGACCGGACTCGGCCGCTTCCTTTTGCGCCTTGGCTTCGTCATCCAGCGGCGTCAGAAATTTACCCGGCACGCCGGCATATTGGATCTTCTCGCCGGCCTGAACGTCGCGGCCGTCGATGAACGACAGCCGCTCGACTTGAAAGAGACCCATTAGTTCACTCCGGTGCTAAAGCCGCTTCGATACTGGCGATCGTCGAAGCGGTTCTCGGAGAGCCAAGCAATGACCTTGCCGCCGTTCCAGTTCTGCGTGGAGATCGTTGCTCGCAGCCCCAGGTACCGCAAGTAGTCGCCGGACGGGAGGGCCACGCCCTTGGCCACGTAATAGCCCGGCGCCATGGTCGCCTTGGCCAAGGCCGGCGACGTCCAATGCACGTTCGATGCGGAGAGGCCGGTCGCGGCCGAGCTCTCGAGCGTGAAAACGGTCGAAGTGTCGCCGGTGGCGGTGGTGACCTGTTCGAGGATGCCGATGTGCAGATAGAGCGGCTTGCCCGCGCCGATATCGCGGATAGTGTTCGCGGTCAGACCGCCGAGCGGACCGAGATCGATCACGTTCTCGGAAATCGCGGTCGCGGTGAAAGCCTGCGAAATGCAGAACTGATTCTGGCGGTCGATGAGCATGTTGGTTCCTTTGACTGCGATGGCGATCCGAAGGCGCCGATCAGGTCACGCGGGCCTCGGTGATCCGCATCTTGTCGACCTTGTTGATCGGAATATCGTCGAAGCGGACTTTGCGCTTGCCCTCTTCGTTGCCGACCGTGAGGTAGACATTGCCCTTGTTCATGAGCTGGATGCGGAGCATCGTCGACACGACACGCGGCACGTAGAAGGCCGGGCGGCCGCCGCCGGAGGGCAGCTTGTCGACCATCGCGGCCATGAGCTTGAGGATATCGGCCGCGCCGGTCTCGCCGACCAAGTTCGACACATCGATGTTGGCGGCGCGCACAACGTGGCGCCAATCCTTCACGACAAGGCCGGCGTCCTGTTCGAACTTCTCGCAATAGCCGGAGTACTTGCCGCCCGAGCCGTCGGGCGGAGCCAGATTGTGATCGAGGCCGATCTCGGTACGCTTGACGCCGGCGGTCGAACCCTTCGGGTAGACGAAGTGGACCGTCTTCGGCGACCAGTTGATAAGCAGGATCGAGCAGTTGTCGGTCGAGGCGCCTTTAGCGTCGATGATGTTCTCGCCAGACGCTGCCGACAGCGAGTTGAAACGCCCCATGATGCCGTTGAACTTGGCCTGCGAGGTTCGAACGTCGCCGTACAGCGCAGTGTCGACGAGGCCCTGGCTCATGCCCTCGAGTATGCCGCTCGCTTCGATGAGGCGGACCTGGCCGGGGTTGCCTGAGCCGTCAACCAGTTTCGCGTCGACTTCCGACCGGTTCTCCATCATGCCGATCGGCTCGTCGACCTGGGCATAGCTCGACTTCGTCGGCTGGACACCCTGATAGTACGTGCGCCACGTCGGCTCGGGAATGCCAGTGCGGATCGAAGTACGGTGCGAGGTGCCGCCGTTCGCTTCGATCCAGGTCGCCTCATCCAGGAACGGGTTGTCCTGATTCAACATCTCCACGACATCGGTCACGATGCCGCCATCCGGCTCGGTAAGCTTGGCGATATCCATGAGGGTCGGGTTGGTGGCAGCGATGACGCCCATTGTCAGCTAACCTTCTGTTGGCCGCCGTACCAGCGATCGGTGACGGTCGGCTCCGGAGCTTTCGGCGGAGGAGTGGGTTCGTGGCCTGCGACGCTTCCGCTCGCCTGGGCCATCAGTTTTTCGATGAGAGACACGCCGGCAGCGGTCGCCGCGGTCATGCGGAGTTCGTCGTGTTCGTCGGCCGTGATCTTCTTCGCGTCGAGAAGACCCTTGGCCCAATTCGTGATGGCTTCCTTGCGCTGCGGGCCGTTGGCGCCGAGCTTGGCGTCCTCGGCCTTCACGCGCTCGACTTCCTGCGCGTGAGCGGCGATTTTCATCTGCGCGTCGATCGCGACGAGGTCGTCGATGGCGTCCTGATCGAGATTGCGCGCGATGGCGACTTCGCGCAGCAACGGAACGCGCGGGTCCTTTTCGTCGATCTTGATCTGGAAGCCGTCCGGCACCTTGACGGTCTCGGGCAACTTCACTTCGAGCTTGATGTCTTCCGGCTTGCGGGCCTTGAGCGCCGCATCTCGCTCGGTCGCGGTCTTGTGGAAGCTCGTCAGCTCAGCATAGTGCGCTCCGAATTCCGGCTTGATGCTTGAGGCGTCCTGATCCCAATGCGCCTCCGGCAACCATTCGGGACGCTGCACCGCATCGCCGGGTCCAGGAGGATTCGGCGGGGTCGGAGGCGTCGGCGGGGTCGGCGGTACGTTCGGGTCCATGGGCGCGAAAACTGCCCCCGACCGGAAATCAGCGGCAACGCACGCAGCCGCTACGACCGCTTCGGCTTCGATCTGGAGGCCGATATCTCGGCGCCGCGCGTAGCCATGAGCTCGAGCCGCGCGACAAACCGGCGCTGCGCTTCAAGCTCTCGCAGCTCGGCATCGCTGGCGTTCGGCGTGTTGCGTTTCTCGATCGTCTCGGCCCGCAGGAAGTCCCGAAACCGCTCGCCTTCGCGCCCGCTCAGAACGCGCATAACCAGTTCTTCCGGCGTGTCGGAGGGCAACTCGTCAGGCTGGCGCGACCCGCGGCGCGGCTTACTCAGATCATCCCACGACGGCCCGCTCACGCCGGCACCGCCTGCGGTACGTTCACGTTCGCGGTGCCGGCCGGAAGATAGCCAGTGGCCTTGAGCACCGGCAGCAGCTGTTCGATCGCCGCGGTCAACTTCGCCTCGTCGCGCACGAGGTCCGGATCGATGCCGAGCTTCGCCGCAAGCCTGTTCGAGTACTGCACGATGTCGATCACCACCATCGCGACCTGGGGGCCGAAGCGCGCAGCCACGAGCTCCGCGAACTTGTCCATCCGAACGATTTCTTCCTGTTCCTGCGCGCGCAGCAGAGGTGACACCGGCGTGAGCTGGATTTCCTGCCCGTCCGTCTTCTTGACGGCCGGCAGCACGCCGCGCTCGCCCAGCAAGTACAAAAACCGTCGATAGATCGGGATCTGCCAATCCATGACAAGGTTCGTCGCCGGCGTACCCATGCGCCGTGCCCGCTCGGCCGCCTCGTCAGCCCACTGGGTGGCAGACGGCGGCGTCTTGCCCAGCTGCTCCGGCTTGTCCTGATAGTGTGCGCGTTTGATGATGGAACGCAGTTCGTCGCGCTCGAACACCGTGAGGTCGATCTGCCCCTTGGCCTCGATCACCTCCGGCGCCTTCGAGTTCGGGGCGCGAGGGATCCACGTGCCGGGCTCAACGCCGTTGTCGACGTTGATCACGCCATCGTCCTCATACGAGGTCGGCGGGTCCACAAACTTGTCGTAGTTCTTCAGGTCGAGATAGCGCACGTGGTTGAGCGTGCGGATCGCCGGCAGCACCCGGTAGGTGGGGCCCACGCGCCAGGCGGTGGTGTTGTCCTTGGCCCAGCCGGCGACGATGAACGGACAACTTCCGGGGCCCCGATATTCCTTGTCATAGATGATCTTGCCCTGCACCTGCACGGCGTAGCGATACACCTCGTCCGACTTGTCGCTCCAATTCCGCCAGCAGCCGTCGATGACTTCCACCTCCGGGTCGCCCTGCCCGACCGCTCCCAGCAGCGCCCAGTTGGCTTCGGGCCAAAGCACCTCGGCCTCGCTGCGTAGATACGTCTTCTTCCGGAACGGCCAAGACGTGCCGTAAGGGCCTTTGGCCAAATACACGTCCGGGATCGGGATCGATTCGCAGTGCAGCGGGTGCGTCCTGTCGATATCCTTGATCAGCAGCACCATCGATCCCGGCCCGAGATCGAGATAGCATTCCTGCATCGACTGATACAGATTGCTCCGGCCCATCTCCGAGAACACTACGTTCTGCCGCTTGGCGAGTTGCTCCTTGATCTCGCGTTTGTCGTAATCCTCGATCGTCGCCACCGGCTCCTCTTCGAGCCAGTTATTTTTCTGCGGCGTGAAAGTATTGAGCATATCGGCGGCAAAGTCTTCGAGAACGAGCGTTACCGTCTCGTCGAACACCTCGTCGTAGGAGTTGCCCGGATCGTTCGAGAAGAACTGATGGCGCCATGGCAGCGCGTACTTGTAGCAGTCGGCAATGCGTGGCTGATGCCGGGAACGGTCATGCTCCGCGCGCGCGAACAGCCGGTTCATCTCCGCCAGCCATGGGTGCGGCTGGGCTGCCGCCGGCTCTGGCGCCTTCGGTTTACTCGCCATGTCAGCCCGACCCCAGCAGGCTGGTCAGCTCACGCCGGCGCGTCAGGGACGACACCCCGCGGCCGACACTGCGAACCGATGTTTCTTGCGCGAGCTGATCCTGCGTTGCGCGCAGCCGATCGGCCTCAGCCCGGCGTTGCTCCAGGTCCCGCAGGCGTTTCACTTCCGGGTCCTCCTGCGGAGGCTGCGGGATGTCTGGTGTGCCGAACAGTGCGCCCACGGGCGGGTACCTCGATAATCTCTGCGCCTTTCGCGACAAGATCGCGGTAGAGGCCGTGCGGAGCCAACGCACACGACCGGACGCCGAGCAGCGCCTTGATGGCGCCGACGCAATGCCAGAGGGCGGGAGCGTGCTGGCGCTCGAACCGCGAGGCGAACCGCAACGCCGCTGTACACGACGACAGCAGCAGTTCGAAGCGAGGGCCAAACTCCTCCTCATCCAGAATTTCGATCACCAGCCCGCGCCGACTCGGAT